CCGATGTGGATACGTTGGCGGTCGATCATGCGGGCGAGCTGGATGTCATGGCGGCCGTGTTATATGCGCTCATTGAAACTCATCATGACCGTGCCGCCCTCGAAACAGCCTTCCAAGCAGCGCTTTCACGCGCGCAAGCTTTCCACGCTTCGCCTCCGCTTGCTGGCGAGCCAGAAATGCAACCCGTTCCTGATGCATCCTTTCTTCAAGCTCGCGCCGTGCACGCAGCCACTTGGCAGCGCGTGATTGGGGGTAGTCGCCGGGAGAGTGGCTGAGCGGTGTGTTTTTTTCGCTTTCGGTGTTCATGTCATGCGGCCTGTGCAAGTGCGCCGTCATCGGGCGGGGCGAGGTCGTAAATGGCGAGCTTTTGATTTTCGCTCAAGGTGGCCTTGCTTTGAATCATGGCAATAATCCGCTCGGCGGTGCTTTTGCCGGATTCGATTAAATCCTGCCATGTGGGCAGGTTTTTATTGAATTGCTCCATTGGATAGGCGGGCAATATCTCCGTCACCTGATGCACGATCTGGGGTTTGTCATTGAATCGCTGGATGGGCTCGGCTTCGATAATGCGCTCGGCTTCGTCCTGGTCGTAGATGCCAACATAACCAAAGGCGAGGCGGGCGCATTGGATCATGGCCTTGTGGCGGAGCATGCGCCGGGGGTGAGATTGCCAGGGGCCGGTATTGGCGCGGCGGCATTCGGATAACCATTCGGTGATCTTGATCGGGTGGGCGCGGTCTTTGCGCCAGATGATGCAGGTGCAGCTTTCGTTGTCCTGCTCAAAATCAAGGCCGTCAAATTGCGGGTGTGAATTAATAATACGGCTCCATCCGTCCACGCCGACCACGGGAACGATGCCGTTGTTTTTGTCGGGGAAAGCGTAAATCTCTTTTGTCCACGGGTTGAGGCCGTATTGGTTGGCGACAATCAATAAGGCGGTCATCTGGGCATCGGTGACGTTGCCTTTAAAAGCGGTGGCCTTGAGGGTTTCGGTCAGGTGTACGCCATCGCCCATATTCAAGGTGGCGGCAAGTTTCTGGGTCAGTGTGGTCAGTGCGGTGCTCATGGGGTTTTCCTCGATTGGAAATGGGTGATGTTGCTGAATTTGAGGGCTTCGCGTTGTTTCCAGTAGGCACGCCATTGGCGTTTGATGGCGTCGCCGCGAACGCGCAGGCGGGACCAGGTGTTGCCGCCTTTGAGTAACTCCGGCAGGCGTTTGCGATACCAGGCGTCCATGCGCTCGCGGTTGGTGGGGCAATCCTTTTCGCTGATAAAAATGGTGTTCATATCAACTCCGGTGGTGGCGGCTCCCCCGTGGGAGGATGCGAATGAGGAGGATGCGAATGAGGAGGGCGGGATGTTTGAGCATCCAGATTGACAATCCCCAATCGGATGAACAAATCGCGCACGGCCAGGGCGGCAAAGTTGCGCAGGTTGCGGTCTGGCATGGCGTCGATATCGACGCGGTAAATGCTCATGCGCTCACTCCAATGGCAGGGGAAACAAGGTGATGCAGCGATGCGCCGATAACGGTCATGTGCTGCTCGGGGGTCATGTGCAGTTGGCCGGGTTTTTGAATGAACATTTTTACGAGCCGCTCGGGGGTGGCAATGTGGGTGTCGGGCGAGAGCGGGGTGACAATCTCGCGCCCCATGCGGTCGGTGTGCAATAACCAGCGCTGGCCGGTGTCGCCTTCGGGAACGGTGAAGGTCAAGGTACGAGTGCGGGGCGGTGGGGGCGGTAGCGGTTGTGGCGGTGTGTGCATGCGGCTCACGCTGTCCAGAAACACGCGGATGACTTTCAAATGAAATTCCGCACTGATCCACGCGGCGTAGGCAATCACCAACTCACGGCAGGCGTAGGTGCCGCCGTATTTGCCGCGCGTGGTTTTAAATGCGCAGTTCTGCGCATTTGGATTGTTATTCGCCACATCTGGCGAATTAGAAATTTCAACAATCAGTGCGCGTGTAGTATCCAGCCGCATGAATTTTGCGGGCTGATGTTTTTCTTCCCCACCGCTGGCTTCATGCAAATCATTGAGGGAATACAAACCGCCGTGCTGATGGATTTGAACGCTGCCAATCGAGACGATGGCAGGCATGGTTGCGATGTTCATAAAAACGCTCCTTACTGAGACTTGAATAAGCCTTGCAGGAGCGTTTTCAGTCGCAACCCGCAAGGCGGCGGGGAGGCTGAAAACTCGTAGTAAGCCGAGCGAACTTCTTTCCCTTGCGGGTGTTGTATCCGTTGCCCTCCCCGCCATTGGATTGCATATGACGGGCGCAAAAAAACCGCGTGCTGACGGGTGCGGATACCGCTTACTACCGGAGTTTTCAGTCTCCATCCCTCTCGGGACGCTCGCAGTATTGCGCAAGTGTTGGCGGTTGTCAAGAGGCTGAGGCGACCTCCCCCTCCGGGGGGTATGATGGGTGTTCGACGAACCATCATTCCCGAAGGGGGAGATCATGAACGAAACACGCGATCTGCAAGCCTGCCTTGACCACCTGTCAGGCATGGCACTCAGCCACGCGGTGGCGCTGGATGTCACGGGCGCGTTATTACGTGCTTTCATTTCGACGCACTCCGATCAAGCAGCACTTGAAGCTGCTTTTCGAGCAGAGCTTTCACGCGATGAAAGCAACCCGGCAGCATGGAAGACGGAGGGGCAGCCTTTGGATGAGCGGGAGCGGCGCGTGAATCAAGCGTACGAAACCCGCGCAGCCAATTGGCTGAGTAACTTTCATGGGAAAGGTGATGTTTCATGAGAATTCCATCAAGGCGCTGATTCAGTCACGAATTGAGGGGGCCAACCTTCCCCCCGAACAAAAGCAGCGATTGTTTTGAAAAGGAGCCCGTCTGCCGGTAGAGTGGGAGGTCTCTACACCACCACGACCACCGGAGACGGGCAGATGGACTCGATCATCTTTGCGGGCCTGACGGCCATTTCGACCACTCTTGCGGCGCGGTATGCGTCCCTTGCTTACAGGCGAAAAATGAACGCTCCGATTCGTGTATTGAAAGTCGTCCGCTATGGCGAGTTTGCCGTGGTGGTGATGGATATTCATCCGGCGGAATATCAGGTGCGCATTGACCGGATTTGTTGCAGACATGCCAAGGGCATTGCGCTTGCGCCCAGTTGGCATGGGGTTGAGGATTATGCGGCGCTGTTGCGGGAGGTGGTTCATGTGCGTTCGTTGCCGGTGTCGATTGAGTTGTTGCCTGCTTCGCTCAATCCTTCAGGGCGGTATCGATTGATGCTTTCCATTGCCCTGAAAAGTTCGCCGAGCCGGGTCAAGCTGGTGTTCAAGGCAGCGTCCAGTTGTTTAATGGCCCACAGCAAAATCAAGCTGATGATCAGCAATGAAACCGAGTGAATGTTGAGCAGTAATTCGGTCATTTCGACGCTCCGGCTACCGAATTGCGCGGCGTTTGTGGTTTGTCAAGGGGGGTAGCGGGTGCTGCACTGATGTGAATCTTTGGAGTTGCCGCCATGTCTGTTGCGCCCCTGTCATCCTTCGATACCCTCGCATATGTCAAGCGCTTGAAAGAAGCGGACGTGCCGGAAAAGCAGGCCGAGGCGCAGGCGGAGGCGTTACGGGCGGCGTTGAATGCGGCTCTGGACGAGCACGCATCCACGCTGGCGACCAAAGGGGACATCGCCCTGGTGCGCAAAGACCTGGAGATCGGGCTGTTCCCCCTTCGGGTGATGATGGGCATCACGCTCGCAGGTGTGGGCGTTGTGCTGACCAAGCTGTTTTTGGGGTAGAGGTTCATGGCAGGCTCCTTTGCCCCGCCCCGATGAACGCCGGGCGCGGGGCGGGATGGGTTATTTGGTGAATCCGCCAATGGTCATGGGCAGGGTGTCGCCGAGTTTTTCGGCCAGCATGGCGCGGAAATTCTCGATGATCTCCTCGTTCTGGATGCCTTGATTCACCCAGCGCAGGCGGAAGATGGGGTCATCGCTGCCGGTGAGGACGGACAGGCGCAGGTTCATGGTGATGGTGTCCAGTGCGTCATAGGGCTTGCAGGTGAAACGGACAAATCCCGGCAACCTGCCTGCGCTTTTGGCTTCGATTTCTTCCATGGCGCTCTTTTTGGCGGTGAAGTCGCCGATGTCGCTGTCACGCGCGCCCTTGGTTTCAATACGCATGCGGCGGATGCCATCAATGGCGGCGGGCAGGGGGATGAGCTCGCCGTCGCGGTCAACGACGCTGATGTACGGGGCCCAGTCTTCGAGCCATTCGGACAGGACTTGCTGGCTGCGCTTGCTGTCGATGACCTCTTCTGCGGCCTTGAAGGGGGCGGTGGGGTTCAAGATCAGTTTGGCGGTGTGTCCGCCGTGGCCGGGAGAGATGGCATCGCCCAGGTCAAAAATGACACCTGCGGTGATGTCATCGCCGATAAATCCGGCGCTTTCATTGGTGCGGGCGTGCCGTTTGACGTATTCGACAAAGGCGGCTACGCAGTAGGTTTTGAATGCGCCGCGAAAGCGTGACGGGCGGGCTTGCAGGTGTTCGAGGTTTTTGAGATCAAAGCCCTGGGGAACGAGGATGGCCGGGACGTGGGTGTCCAGCGGTGCGCCGCTGGCGGCAATGGCGGTGGCGGTGATGGTGTCGAGGGCGTCTTTGGAGAGTGACATTTCAGGGGTTCCTTGGGGCGTGGTTATGCGTGGGCGGGGAGGTCGCGGAACATGTCCAGATTGGGCGTGTTCTGGAAGGGTTCGATGCCGTTCTGGGTCACGTACATGGGGGTTTCAAGGGCGGTGTCTTCGCGTTTGGAGCCGCGTTTGGTGGGCTGTACGTAGTCGAGTTTGTGGGTGATGTTGATCTGGGCGGATTCGCCAATCGGGGCGAGTTCAAGGCTGATGATGACTTTGCCTTTTTTGCCGTGATCGACGACGCCGGCGGCGACAGCCGACAGGGCGGTACCGATCTGTTCGACGAATACGCCTGCGTTGAGGTTGTTGAAAAATTCGGTGGTGTCGGTGGGTTTCATGGGAGATTCCTCATGGTGGTGGTGGAAAGATGGCCTTATGCGGCCAGTGGAAGGGTGTCGAGTTCACGTTCGGCATGTTCGAGGGCGGCGTTTTCGGCGGATGAGTGGAAGCCTTTGGCGCGCTGGTACAGGCGGGTCAACAAGGCGCTGCCGGGCAGTGCGTGCGGCTCCATCCGGTGCAGGGCAATGATGTCGGCCACCAGCTCCACCACGGGGCGGGCGTTGGCTTCGTAGCCGTATTCGAGGATGTCGTCTTCGGCCACGCGCTCAAGAAAATCGTGATCGGCCAGCAACTCATCGGCGCGGCGTTCGATCCACTCGCCTTCCTCGGCGCGGCGCTCGCCTTCAACATCGGTGGTTTTCCAGAAGTCGTAGGGGGTCATGGCAGGGCTCCAAGCGCCGCCGAGGTGGGGCGTTGGAGGTAATATCACATATGTGAATCACGATTGTCAACCCCGTTCGTGATTTTTTTTGATTTTTTTTTTCACCGCCCACAAAAAAGCCCGCTGCGCTGCCTCTTGCCGCTTCGCCGCGTGCGGGCTACACTTGAATGCATCCCTTTTCCTTGATGGAGATATGTCATGCGCCTTACCCGCACGCCCCTCCTGAACGCCAAAACCGTCACCGAAGAAATGCTGACCCCCAGGCAATACATTGCGCTGGTCGGACAGGACAAGGGGAAAATCAAATCCACGGCCATTGCACCGCCGGTATTGGGGAAAAAGGGATTTGGCGGGGTCAAAGTGACGTACAAAACACCTGAATACCGGGTGCTGTAATGCCCGAATCCAGTCCGGTCAAAGCAGATGACGCGCTGATTGCGCAATTTGTCCGAAATCAGGCAGTGGAACTTGAGCAGCGCGCGCAGGAAATGGAGCTTGAGCGACAGAAAGATGCGCACTCGTTCGAGTATGGGCGGATGGCGCTTGAGGCGCAGGAGCGCGACCGCAAGCATGCCCGCGAATGCCGACGGGGCGAACGCCGTGATCGTTACATCCTGTTGGCCGTGTTATGCCTGATTTTGGTGCTGTTGATTGGCGCTGCGCTGTATCTGGGCGACAGTGAGGTCGCGCGGAAGATCGTCGATGCGATCATTTACTTGAGCGCAGGGGCGGCGAGCGGTTATGGCGTTGCTCGCTGGCGCGGGTATCAACGCGCCGATGATGAGTAAACGCCCGCGCGGGGCGGGCTGGATGGGGCTGGTTGGCGTGTCAGAAGCGGTGGGGAATCCCGGCCTGCTTCATGATGGCATTTGCCATATGCCGGGATGAGATGTTGCGTGAAACCGTCTGGATATGCGTCCCGTTCGTCCATCGTTCATGCGCCCCCTTGCCTTCCCGCAGAAATTGATAGCCATGAGCGAGCAGTTGCGCAATCACCAGCTTGTAAAAGCCCTTCACGCGCCCGCCGCCATTGGTGCCCCCATGTCAAGGCGCGGGCGCAAGCGTAATTTTGGCGTGCGCGCTGTTTGCAGATAGTCTTCCAGCAACCCGTCCGCTGCCAACAACGCTTCCCGCCGCACCTCGTCCAGATCTGCGCCCTCCACCACCAGCCCCTTAAGGTCCGGGCTTTCCGCCCAGAACACACGGGCTTCGGAATCGAAATGCACCACCAGCGTAAATCGCAGCGGCACGCCTGCGCGCGCCAACATTTTCCACAGGGGCCAGCCAACGGGATACATGATGATTTACCTCGCTACGTGGTGGGCAATGCGCTCATCCATCCGCCGCATGACTTCATCATGGGGGATTTTGGGGCGCGGGTCGGCAGTGTTCATGGGACATCTCCTGTATGGCAGAAATCAAGCAAAGGTGGTTTGATTGTCCAGCAGCGCCGACAGGCGCGGGATGATCTCCGGGGCGCGCTCGGGGGTCTTGACCAGATGCGCCAGCAGGGGGGAGGCCTGATCGCGGACAAGATCGTCCGATTGGCGCAACGCGGCGGCAATGACTTCCAGCGAGTGCGGTAACGGGTTGGAGGGCGCACCATTGAGGATAGCAGGAAGGGACGGTGATGTCTTGCCCGTTTCCAGCCAATGGGGGTCTACCCTCAAGGCGGCTGCAATGGCGAGCAAATCACGGGGACGCTTGCGCAGCCCTGTTTCAATGTTCCCGATGGTGCCTTGAGACACCCCAACCTTCGCCGCCAATTCCGGCTGCGTGAGCCCAGCGGCCTCGCGTGCGCGTTTCAGCCTTTCGGCAATGCCTTCCATCATCAACACCTCTGTTCCGTTATTCACAGGTGTGATTATCGCGTGCGCTTGACTTCCAATGGTGATAGGATAAACTCACGAAAGTGGATAAGACAAACACTCAAGTGAATACAGAAACCCCCGCCAATCCTGTTGCATTGGCAATCTGCCATGTCGGGAGCATATTAAAGCTCGCGGAGATCGTCGGCTTGAGGCCCTCTGCCATCAGCAACTGGCTGGCTCGGGGAACCACCCCGAATCCAACCTACTGTTCCGCCATCGAGCGTGCGACGAACGGTGCGGTGAGGCGGCAGGACTTGCGCCCGCATGACTGGTGGCTGATCTGGCCGGAGTTGGCTGAACAGAAGGAGGCGGCGTGAGCGCTCCCTTCATCCCGCCTTCCGGCGCAATACTGCCAATTCGCGGCGCATGGCGCGGCGTTCCAAACGGCGCGCACCATTGCGCATCGAAAAATACAGGTTTACATAAACCGTTCCGACACCGGCCAGCAGATGCATTGAGCCGATTTTCCAGTCAAATCCCCAGAATGGCACTGTCAGTATCCGGTACAGACTGCCCGCAATATAAGGGAGCAACCCAATGAGCACCGGGAAGCAGTCAAAAACAGCAAAACGAACGGTGCTTCGGTTGGGCTGGATGAGTGCAATCAGTTTTCTCCTCGCCACTGTTTTGATGTGGGTGCGCCATGAGTGGGCGGCTTTTGGGAGTTTGGGGTTTGCGTTCATCGGAGTGTTTCTGACGATATGCGGATTACGGCTTAAATATTCGGTGAGCAAGAAAAAGACAGCGGCGTATACGCGTCAGGACTTGCGCCCGAACGACTGGCGGCTGATCTGGCCGGAGTTGGCTGAACAGAAGGAGGCGGCGTGATGGGGATTCCAGAACAATTGGCAGCACTGGAGCAGCGAGTGACGGCCATCGAGCAGGCGCGCGCCGCCCAAGCGCGGGAAAGCGCCGAGTTTGTCGCCGAACTGAAGGCGGCTCGGGAGAAGTCGGACAAACTCGACGCTATGATGGTGGCAAAATCGGCGGAAATGAATCGAGAAGCCCTTTTGCGGCATGCTCAAAACGAATTCGATCGTCTCCCGCCTTGGAAGAAAGCACTGTCTCGATTCTGGTTTGAAAGGAAGATTTCGCGATTGCGTGGTCGCGGGGGAAGGTCGTGAGCGCCAACACAAGCTGCTCCAATGCCTGCACTCTGGCCTTCTGGTGGTCTACTTCATCACGTAATTGGCGCAGTTTGTCTGTTTCGTTCATGGTGTCCTCTTTGCGGTCGATGTGTGTTGTGACGACGCCACTGTACCGCAAGGGGGACATTTTGAGGCCGAACGACTGGCGACTGATCTGGCCGGAACTGGCCGAACAGAAGGAGGCGGCATGATGAACTTCAATCTGGGGATTCCACGTTATCTGCATGGCCTGAACATGCCCGAGGCGGAGCTTGTTGAAACTGTTGTGAAAGGGACTCGACCTGTTCCTTTAGGTTCGACAGGCTTGTCTGCAAGCCTGCAACGTGTGATCGAAGCTCTTCAAGCTTATAAACAAGAGCAGGCAGCCCCCCGGGAATCCCCGTCAACAGCATCATCCGGTTCGCCAAATCAAGAAATCCCTGTTGTGTTGCGTATTCGATTGGATCTTGTTCAGGAGAAATAAGGCTGATGTTTTCGGAAAAGAAATCGACGGCTGTTTTCATGGTGCCCTCCGTGCGGGCTGTTGGTGTGAGAGCTCGCAGCATATCGCACGGAGGGCATTTTTTTGTCCAACAAGAGCGTGCGCAATGACCCCTCATCTGTGCGCCGAAGCGGAAAGACTGTGGGCCTTTCTGGCGACTTGTCCGCCGATCTTCTGGATGCGTATGAATGCAGACACGGTGGACTACATCAGCGAACAGACGGGCATTCCCGACTACTTCGTGTTTGATGCGCTCAATGACCTGATGAGCCAGGACGTGTTCTTTGAGCAGGAATGCGAGCGTGATCGCATCCAAAAGACCATCCCGTTCCGCAATGCGTGGTTCGGGGATGGCGCGCCGTGCGACAACTGCACGCCACGCGCCCCTGTTTCCCACCCTCCCTATCACGAGGACATGAACAATGGCTAATCCGTGGTTCAAGATGCACGCCGATTTCCGGGCGTGCCCCAAAGTCCAATCCATGAGCGAGGCCATGCAGCGGCGGTTGTTGATGCTGTTTTGTCTGCGCTGCTCGGATGAGTTGGACGGTTTGAATGAGGCTGAAATCTGCTACGCGCTACGCATCAGCCAACGCCAGTGGAGGATCACAAAATCGATGTTTGTCGAAAAAGGATTCATCGATGACGAACTGAATGTGCTGAACTGGAACAAGCGCCAACATCTGGATGACGAGGGCCAATCATCGGAAAGCCGAAAGCGGGAAAAAGAACGGCAACGCCTGAAAGCGTGGCGCGAACGGCAGCGTGCCAGCGGCGGGAATGATGGGGGAGATGAAACGGATGAAACGCCAACTGAAACGCCAACTGAAACGCCAACTGAAACGCCAACTGAAACGCCCGATGAAACGCAGGTGAAACGCGCTGAAACGTTGCCGTACATGTACGAAACGGGTACAGATACAGATACAGATACAGAAAAAGCAACAGCATGTAGTTCTCTGTCTTCGGAGAATTTCATGAACTCTGAATTACTACAGGATTCTGATAGTTTTCCGCCCGCGCAAGCGCGCGCAGGTGAAACGCCCGATGAAACGCAGGTGAAACGCGCTGAAACCGTTTCACGCAAAACAGCAACACCTGCAAAACCCAGCGATAACCCAGGGCAAACCCAAACAAAACCAAAAAAACCACCCAAACGAATCAACCCGCTCCTGCTCAAACCCGAGGACGTGAGCGAACGCACGTGGTGCGATTTCATCAACTACCGAAGATCAAAACGCGCCGACATTACCGAAAACGTCATCAAAATCTTCAGACGCGAAGCCGAAAAAGCAGGCATCCCGCTTGAAGACGCCATCAACTACGCCATCTTTCGCGGCTGGCAGGGGTTTGAGGCTGACTGGTACACCGGGAAAAACAAAACTCTCGCACACACAGGTGAACTCAATGAAACATATCGCAAACCTGATGCCGGGTTCGGCAGTGGCAATTCCGCCGTCGAGCAGGTCTGGAACAACATCATGCGCGACAGACAGCAGCGGACGCAGGATGCGCAAATCATTGAGGGAGAATTTGTGGCTGCGAATGGTCAGCCTCTACGGCCATCGCTGGGTTTCGACCTATAGCGCGGATGCGACTTCACCCTCCGGTGAGGCATGGGCGCGGGAACTGGCGGACATGACGCGCGAACAACTCAAGCGCGGGCTGGATGCCTGTATGCGCCGGGCGGATCCGTGGCCGCCCACACTGCCCGAGTTTGTGCGGCTGTGCATCGGCATCCCGACATGGCATGAGGTGCGCCTTGAATTTGCACACGAAAACAACACGCCGCGCTCGCCATTCGCGCGCATGATGCTGCGCCACCTCGATACATGGGACATGCGCAACGCATCCGCACAAGAGGCACAAAAAATGCTGCGCGATGCGTACGACATTGCGGTGCAAGCACGCCTGCACGGTGAGCCGGAACCGCCTGAACTCACGGCGCTGCCCTCACCGGAGCCGCGCCCGTTCACGCCTGCCACGCCGGAGGTTGCAAAACGCCATATCGCGGACATTTCCGCCATGTTTGGTATCGCCGCATGAGCATTCAAGACCTCATCCTCCCCTGGCCCTCCGCCGACCTCTCGCCCAATGCACGCGGACATTGGGGGAAACGCATGCGTGCGACCAAGGAAGCGCGCGGGCTGGCGTTTGTCATGGCGCGCAAGGCGGGCTGGAATGTGGCCCTCTCGAAACCGTGGCAGCAGAATGACGCGCCCATCTCGCTGCATATCGATGTGTTCCCGCCCGACCGCAGGCGGCGCGATGATGACAACATGTCAGCACGGTTCAAGGCGTACCGGGACGGCATTGCCGACGCGCTTGGTATCAACGACAACCGTTTCCGCGAATCGCTGTTCCTCCACGACCACCCAAAGCCCGGCGGGCAAATCCGGGTACGCATCCAGCCGGGCACGGAACCGGAGCGATGAATGCGCCAGCACGGCCCGCGCCGCCAGCAGCGCCGCATCACGCCCGCGCTTGCGCTCGCCGATTGCGACAGTCTGGACAGCCTCGCCCGCACCCTCTGGAAGGCCATCCGCCAGCGCCGCCATGCGCGCCAGTTGGGGACGCTGGTCGCCTGTGACAAAGACGCCGGGCTGGTGTATCTACTGCCCGCCGGGGAGCCGCGCACCGAGGCATTTATCCCCGCACACATGAACTGGATTGTCGGCTCATACGCATCCACGCCAAAATGCGGCTCCGCCTGCGTGCCCTCCGCCGACATGCTTGCCGATGACCTCAAGCTAACCCTGCGCTGGAAGGCGCGCAAACGCTGGCCGCAACAGCGTCCACTGCCATTCCCCGTTGATTGAAACGCGCAGGCACGGCACCGTAACGGCCACATTACGGCCACATTACGGCCACATTTGGCGCTTTTGAATGGCCCTCCCGCTCACTCCCAAACAGGCCGCGTTCTGCCGCGCTTACCAACAGACCGGCAATGCTTCGGAAGCGTACCGGCGTGCCTACGATGCGGAGAAGATGAAGCCGGGCAACATCCGGCGCAAGGCGCAAGAGGTGCTCAAACACCGCAGCGTGGCGGCTGAACTCGAACGCCTGAACCAGCAGACCAAACGTGAGCATGGTGTCACCATCGAATCGTTGCTGCGCGAACTTGAAGAGGCCAGACAACTGGCGCTCGCCAACGGGCAGGCATCTGCCGCTGTCACCGCCACCATGGGCAAAGGCAAGCTCGCAGGCGTGTTCAGCGGCAAACCGGACGACGATGTGCCGCCGCCGTCGAAGATCGATGTCACCATCCGAAGGGCGAAAAAGGACGAACCGTAGCCTCCGTTGACTCGCCGCGCAAGCGGTGAATCATGGGCACATCGTCCCATGGTTCACGCCCATGTCTGATTTCAATGGTTCCCTCGCCGACACCGCGCCGCATGCCACGCTGGCGCAGTTGCGCATGCGCCTTGCGCTGCGCCTTGGCTATGCGGCGCAGGCGAGTACCGGGATGTTGCCGCCCGGTTTCGCCGAGCAGATGGACGATCTCATCCAGAGTGCACAGACAGTGCTGTACCGGCGCTATCCGGCGCTGCATACCGAGCGCTGGTGGCGCTGGCCGATGCCGAAGGGGCAACGGTTTTATGCGCTGGACGGGGCGGTGGATGCGGGCGGGCAGGTGCCAGACCCGCTGCGCGTCAGCTGGGCGGGCATCAGCCGCGATGGGGAATCGTGGCGGTTGTTGCTGGGCGCTGTTGACCCGCTGTGGTTCGGTTCCCAAAACACGGGGATACCCACCCACTACACCATCCGCCAGCAACTGGAAGTGTGGCCTGCGCCGGAGACGGATGACTGGACGTTACGCCTCAAGGCGCATGCGGGGCTGGCTCCGCTGGTCAAGGATGACGATACAACGACGCTTGACCCGGAGGCGGTGTTCCTGCTGGCCTTCGCCAATGCCAAGGCGCACGAGCGCGACCCGGACGCGGACAACTACGCAAGCCAGGCCAGCGGGTATGTAAGCAGCCTGATTGCGGGGACGCACCACACCCGGCGCTATGTCCCCGGCGAGCCATCCCCGCCGCCGCCCTTATCGCGTCCTGTGCGGGTATAAGCATGCGCCAGCAGACCCTTTCCACCATCAAGGCCGGGATGACCCGCCTGCGCAGCAAGGGCGGGGCATCGCCCGATGCGCTGTATGACCTGTTGAACGGCTATGTCACCGTGGCGCAGACGGTCAAAAGCCGTCCGGGAACGCGCATTGCGCACACGATTCCGGCGGGGTGCAAGGGGATGGTGTGGTTTCAAGGCCGGTTTGTGGTGTTCTCGCATGTGCCCGTCGCCAGTACCGACCCGCGCGTCAAGGTGGAAGTGCTGCCGCACCCGGAAGATGACGATGACAGCAAGACGCCACTCAAAGACATCCACTACGCACTGCCGTTTCTGGGGCATTTGTATGTGGTGGCCGAGTTTGTGGACGGTCTCATCCGGCATTACTGGCTGGAAACCGGGCCACGCTGGCAACCGGGCGCGCTATATCAGGCCGGTGATCTGGCACGCCCGGCCACGGGAGACAAGGGGCTGGTGTATGTGGTGGTGAACACGCACGACGGCCTGCCGCTGTGGCAGCCGGATGTGACCTATCAAGTAGGCGATGTGGTGCTGCCCACTGTCTACAACGGCTATCGCTATGTGGTCACGGAGATCAGCGGCGACACGCCGCATTCGGGCGAAGTGGAACCGCTCTGGCCTGCGGTGGCCGGGGCGACCGTCGATGACGACGCCGACAACACGCCGCGCGATGACGCGCTTGCGGCACCGGCCACAGGTGACAAGCTACCGCGCAATCTTGACCCACGCTATGACCTTGGCAAGGAACAGGCACCATGACCTTTCCCCTCTGGCAGCCCAATAAAACCTATCGCCCCGGCGATATCGTCACGCCGCGCACGCAGCCGCCGCATTACAGCGTGTCCCTCGCCAATGGCAATTTTGAGCAGGGCAACAGCGGATGGGACTATGAGGGGCAGGTGAGCTATGCACCCAAGACCGGCGACAACGGCCAGAACTGCGCGATGCTGGACTACGGCAAGGCAGGCGGGATTGCGCTGAACCAGTCGCCGTTGTCCGTGCCGCCGGGCAAGCCGCTCACCGTGCGCGGTTCGGTCATGATCAAAAAGAAGGGGCGCGGCGGGGGGGGCAATGTCATCATCCGCTGGTATACCGCACAAGGCGTTCTCATCAGCGAGCACGCCAGTCCGTTTGTCGCCGGCGGCAAGCAGGGCTGGAAACAGGCCGTTGTGACTGCCGCCTGTCCGGCCAATGCCGCTTATGCCCGCGCCGGATTCTCGTTGTCAGTCGCGGGTAGCAACAACCGGATTTATGCGGCCATGCTGGCGGTGTTGACGCTCGCCTATCCCCCGCCACCGCCGGGGCTGACCTTTCGTGCAGTGCAGGAAAAGGCCGCTGTCAGTGCCGCACACGAACCAACATGGCCGCAAACAACAGGCATTAAAGTTAACGACGGCGATGTCATCTGGGAAGCGTTGATCGCTTCGCGCATCACCTGGAAGGCCGAGCCGTTGTACCTGTCGGCCAACACGGAGCCGGACTGGCCGCAGTACGTCGGCGGGCGGGTCGCAGACGGAACGATCACATGGCAAGCCGCTGCGCGCGATATCGAAGACCCCAACTGCCCACATGGGCCGGTGGTGGTCATTGCCGCGTCCAAAGTATTCTGCGCTGATGGCGATATCGTGCGCTACAGCGCCACGGTCAATCCGCTGGACTGGTCATCCGACAACGACGCGGGCTATCTGCCCACGGGCTTGCAGAACTACGGGGCCAATCCTGCAGCGGCGTTGGGGCTGTACCGTTCCAGCGTGGTTGCGTTCAACTCGGAAGGGTTCCAGCTATGGCAGGTGGACGAGGACCCGGCGCACATGGAACTGCTGGATGCCCTGCCCTTGGGCAGCACCCACCACCACGCCATCGCGCCCGCCGCCAATGACCTGTTTTTCCTGACCAGCCAGGGCGTACGCTCGCTGGCGCAGTCTGCCGCCAGTACCAGTTATCAGGCAGGCGATGTCGGAATGCCGATTGACCCGCTCATCCGGGATGCTGCCGCGGCATCCGCCACGCCGCCGCTGGGCCTGTATCACCCGGCAATGGGGCAGTACTGGCTGCTGTTCAACCGCAATGACCAGTGCGAGGCGTTTGTGTACGGCACCGGCAGGCCGGGACAGGTGGGCGCATGGTCGCGTTACGTGTTCCCCTTCCCGGTCGATGACTGGACGATTGCAGGCGATGTGCTGTATCTCGCCAGTGGGAACCACATCCACCGCGTGGACGAAGCCCTAACCGGGGATGAAATCGAGGTCAACGGCCAGCGCTCGGTGATTCCATTCCCCGGTACCGTGCAATGGCCGTGGCTGGACTTCGGCCAGCCGGGTGTGACCAAGCGCCTGTACGGGTTTGATGTGGTCGGCGAAGGCGCGATGCAGGTCAGTTTCGGGTTCGATCAATCACAGCCTGCGGTGTTTACGCCGCCGTGGCCGGTCCCTGCCGATACCGTGCCGGGGCAGGTCATCCCGATGCCGCTGGCCGCGCCGTCGTTGTCGGTCAGGCTCACCTGGGACGGGTCTACCCCGTGGCACCTGCACGCGGTGACGCTGTATGTGCGGGATCGCCCGGTACGGCGGTAATCGGTGGAGCCTCCGGCGGCGCGGCCATCGCCCCCATCTCCGGCGGGATGAACGGCTGAGCGGGCGGTTGCGGGATGAACGAATACGGGTCAATGCTGGTGTCGCCGGTGCGGCGCACGGTTTCCACGGCAAGCTGTTCCAGGCACGCGGCGATTTCCCACGGCGGGCACATGCGCATCTGGCCGATTTGCATCGCGGCCTGTTGCAGTTGCGGGAGCAGCACGCTCCACTGCTGCTGTTTGAGCGAGGTGCTCGGCTTGCCCGATGACCCGGCGCGGATATCCACCGTGACCACGGTATCGAGCAGGCGCGGGTCGGGGACATTCACCCACAACGCTTCCGGGCCTGCCAGCGTCTGCGCCTGCATCGGGTCGAGTCCGGCAGTCGATACGGCCAGTTCGGCGGTGTGTCTGGCAAGGTCAGACAGCGTTTCATCAAGACCATCGCGGGCATAGCCGAGCCGGGATTCCGTCCCTTGCTGCTGGATGTCGGCCTCGGTGGCGGTTTTCACCGTGCGGATGGTCGAGGACAGGGCTTCCTGAATGCCCCAGATCATCTCCAACTCCTGGCGGATGACCTCGGTGTCGTACAGCGCCGGGTCGATGGGGTTGTAGCTGATCGGGAACAGGACTTCGTTCGGTTTGTTGCCATTCAACTCCAATCCGACCATTTCATTGCTGACCGCCGCTTCCAGTCGCGCGGCGTCTTCACTCGAAAGCTGGCGCTTGTCAAACCCGGTTTTCGGAATCGCCCGCCGCCGGTGCAGGCGGTAGTTGCTGCGGATGCGGTCGTATTCTTCGAGCAGGGGGCGCGAGCGGTCGGGCAGCGATTGCGGGTGGCGCGCGCCGTCGTTCCAGTTCACCGCCCACTGGAAGAACGGATAAAAGCGCGTCGTTTTCTGCGCCGGGATGAATGCCGGGCGCAGCCAGCGGTTCAGCCCTTCGGCCAGCGTCAACACATGCCCGGTGGTCTTGTCCCACACTTCCCAGATGCACACGCAGGGCCGTCCGGTGCTGGCCGAATCGTGGGTGCCGAAGCTGGCCCCGCTGCCGCTGCTGGCCGCCGCCCAGCCATCGGCGGGTTGTGATTCATCGCGCTGGCGGTAGTACGCGGTGGCCTGATGCAGCCACGGCGCGGCCTCCGGGTAGAGGGCTTTGACTTCATCCAGCGGCAGGAACAGGCGCTGCGCCATCCACGGGGCATCCAGATAATCGGTCAGGCTGGCGCATTCGGGAGCGACCTGCACGTCTTCGGCGCGGACAAAATCAATGCACAGGCGACCGGGTTCCGGTTCGGTCTGCACCTCTTGCTGCAATGCAGCAAATCGCTGTCCAAGTTCTTCTTGTTGCGGTGCATCATCGGCAACGGTGCCTTCCTGCAACGTCTGCTGCAACTGGCCGATGGCGGAGACCTGCGCCTGCGGGGTGTCGGCCTCCTCGCCTGTGACCGGCTGCGGCCCGTCCGGCGTGTGCCAGGCGGCCTTGAGCCAGCCAAGGCCGACGGTCAACCCCGAGCGCACCATCGCATCGGCGCTGGCCTTGAGCCGGGCCTGTTTCCACAGCCTTGAAATGACGATTTCGAGCGCCGAGGCAAACGCGCGCGCATCCTCTTTTCCGCGCGGGCTGACCGCTTCGGCCAGTTCCACGCTGACCTCCGGGTCGCGCGCGTACAGGAATGAAGTGAGGATATTCACATACGTCCCGGCAATCGGTACGCGCACGTCGAAAATATCCCGGTGCGCCGTCCCCTGGCACAGCGCCCGGTCGGCAGCGTAACCCTCCCGCGCGGGTTTGTCGAAGGTGCGCGCGTCCTCGATGCGCTTGAGCCACGCGCGCGCCGCGCCCTGTTCTTCCAGTGCCACGGTGGCTTTTTGGGTCAGTTCCGGGTCTTGGGTGTGTTCGATTTCGTCCATTACGCCATCTCGCGTCTGCGCTGTTCATGGGTGGGCTGATCGGAGGATTCCAGCCAGTCACGGGTATAAGGCTCCACCCCGCGCTGCGGTGCAACGGAGTGGCGCGTGCGCGCGCTGTCGGCGGCGGCGTACTGGTTGTAGATGAAATAGCCCAGCGCATCGGGCGCGTGGTCAAGGCCGCTGGATTTGTCGGGCATGTCGTTGTCATCCCATGCCTGCTGTTCGAGTGCGCGCGCCAGCACCGGGCAGCGCGCCACGTTGATGGTGAGCCGCCGCTGGCCTTTGGCATTGCACAGCATCGCGTTGACGCTCACGATGCGCGCCCGCACCGGCGGATTGGCGTTGCCGACCTGCACCCGCAAATGCCGCTGTGCGCGCAGCAATCCAAGATCGGACACGCTGGCGTTATTGGTATGCGCGGCCTTGCCGCTGGCATCGGGGTAAATGGTCATCTCGCGCCGCCCGTAGCGTTCAATCAGGGCATCGATCATCGCCGGGGTATCGCGGATACCGGTCAGTTCATCGACCACCACCGGCAGGCCCTTGCGGATGACACACACAATCGCGGTCATGTTGAGGACGTTGAAATCCATGCCGACGTGCAGGTGTTCGCCGTCTTCGTGAACGGCATCGGTGTTGTTTTCGCGGCGGTCGAAGGCCGGATACACGCAGCCGCTGGTGAGGTTGACGAACTCGCCATTGAGATAGGCGCGCACCAGTTGCTCGGGATAGGTCGCCACCAGCGAGGCAATGTAATCATCCGGCAGATTGGCCGCGTTGTCATAGGTGCTGGCGTGGATGATGCCGTACAGCCCGTCATCGGCGCGCTCGTGGAACTGCTCGTAGACGAAGTGGAAGCCTTCCGGGGTGGTGGTGACATCAATCCCGTTGCGCAGCCCCTCGGCCTTGAAGCGCATGCGTGCGGCAATCTTGCGCCAGGCGTTGTGCGCCTTGTCGCGCGGCATGGTGTCGATCTCGTCCACCAGCGCGTAGCCGATCTTGAAGCCGACAATCCGGTTCGGGTCATCCATCGAACGGCAGATGATGGTGCCGCGCAGTTGCCTGCCGCAGTACACCTTCACCACGTTGTCCGAGCGCATGACCTCGATGCGCAGCCCCCAGTCCTCGGCCACCTCGTCCAGTGTCGGCCAGAAGATATCGCGGATTTGCGGATAGGTCGGCGCGAAGTACCCGGCAGGCACGCCAGGATGCTCCCAGAAGTGCCGACACAGCGCCGCGCACCCGGCCCAGGTCTTGCCCGAGCCGAATCCGCCGACAAAGGCGCGGAACTTGTGCGGCAGTTCGAGAAACGCGGCCTGGGGTTCGTTGAGGGTGGGCATGGCGGTACGGTAGCGCGCCGGTGCGGGGAATCAACGGATGTCCGTTGCATTGCAACCTGCGCAGTGAATCATGGGCGCTTCTTTCCATGAGTTGCTGCCGCCATGACGGATATTGCCCTTCCCGCCACCACCTCTGATGCCCCCACCACGGAAGAACTGGACGCCTTCGACCAGGGCGTGGAAGCCGCGCGGGCGATGGAGCCCGAGCCGCTGCCGGGGTTGCCCGATGCCAATCCACCCGCCGAACCACCGCCAGCAGAAGACGATGCCGACGATGACAGCAAGCCTGCCGACAATGACGATACGCCTGATGGGGATGCAGACGATGATGGCAAGGCGGCAACCAATGCCGAACCGCCCGCCGATGACGATGAACCGGCAGAACCGCCCCGCCGTCAAAAGCGCTTCCGGGAACTGAAGGAAGAAAACGACGCGCTCAAACCCCTGGCCGAACGCGGCAAGGAATGGGAGCAGACCATTCAGGCCACCGGAGCCAGCCCGGAGCAGTTCGGCAATGCGCTGAACTATCTGACCGCGATCAATTCCGGCGACCCGGCGCAGATGGGCAAAGCCTATGAGGCCATGCAGGCGGAACTGGCGTGGCTGGGCAAACAACTGGGCAAGCCTGCCCCCGGTTATGACCCGCTGGCCGAACACGCCGATTTGCAGGCGCAGATCGAGCAGGGCACGCTCTCGCGCGAAGCGGCGCAGGAACTCATCGCCGCGCGCCGCCAGCAGGCCATCTACAGCGAACGCCAACAGCAATCCATCCAGCAGCAACAGCAGCAGGCCGCGCAGCAGCAGGCGCTGGACGCGGTGGCCGCACTCGGCGACAAACTGCGGGCGCAGGACGGGGCGCTGTTCAAGACCCGGTTCAAGGCCATTGAGCCGATGGTGGCAATCATTCAGGACAGCCTGCCGCCTGCACAGTGGGCTGCCGCGATTGAAAAAGCCTATCAGGCCGCGCCGGTCATCCCGGCGGCACCGCGTGCGCCCGTGGTCAATCCTGCCCGCACTTCCTCCGCACCACCGCTGGCGGCTGTACCGGATCCTGATAATGCGTTCGAGTGGGGCGTGGAACTGGCGCGGCAGCAGGGCGTGTGAAGTGGATTACGGACTGCCTTTCGTTAAACGGGAAATAGTCGATTTACTCCGATCTCGGCCACGGCTTGCCCCGATCCGGTTCAATGGATTTGAGGCAGTGATCGTTATCGAGTTTGCCGAGCAACCGGCACACCCATTTGCATAACCGGCAGCGATGGGTTTGTTTCCCCATGCGCGATGAAATGGTTTCATCCGGGTCGCCACCCAAGAGTGCGTTGAAGAACTGGTCAACGCCGATCAGGAGATTCCAGAGATAACGTTTTATACGTTCCACGGACGCTCTCCCTCTTGAATATCGGCATCAAGGATTTCCAGTGCACGGCCTTCCACCAATAACCCGGCCTGCTCCATGAACTGTACGCCTTGGCGTGTCACGGGATCGTCCAGATCAATAAACATGGCCTTTTTGGCGCGCTCTTTCGAGACCCGCAAGGCTGCGGCCTGTGCGCGCTGCTCCATCGGTGCGGAGGGATTATCGATGGAGGCCAGGTCAATCGCGATTTGTTCTTCCATCGTGAACCGTAAATCAAACGCAAGGAGTGTCACGATGCGCCGCGTGACCACAGGTGCGTTCTCAGGTGGCGCAGGTTCGTCATCCGGCTGCGGGGAAGCAAAGCCTTCATCTTCGTCATACGTCCAGCCGATGCTCGGGCGCGGGTCCACATCGGTAATGTCAATCCCTTCCGGCCAGCCGGAATCATCGGTCTCGATGATGTTGTAGACCACGCCGCCGCCCAATAATGCGTAAATTTTCATATTCATTCTTCCCAGGTGACAAGACAAAAACCGGAACCGCCGGAACCGGAGTAACTTTGATTCCCGCCCCCGCCCCCGCCCCCGCCGGTATTGGGAAGTCCGTTTTGTGAATTTCCACCACCACCACCACCGCCCCGGCCTGGTGCCAATGTTGAATGCGCCATAAAGGCATTTTCTCCGGCCCGGCTGCCTTCGCCGGATGATGCGCCGCCGGAATAACCATTTATTGCGGGCTTTCCGCCCAGCGCGGTCAATAACGTCCCGAATTTCGTTTGCCCACCCTGGCCGCTATTTGATCCACCCGTGCCAATCGTGACCGTGACAGGGCCGGTAACAGTCACCATCCGGGTGATGTCCATCCCGGAACTGCCCCCGGCATAAGTACCTCCCGCGCCGCCTCCGCCGACACAGCGCACTTCAACAACGCCACCCGCATCGAGCAGTGCCTGTGGCGGTGTGAAGGTGCCGGAGGTTTTGAATTCCTGCTGTTTTTTGATCGGGCGTCCAGTGCCTGTCTGGGTGATATAACGTCCCATTACACGTCCTCCTCAAAACCGTGGACACGGGCGGTGAGATCAGTGTCAGTGGAACCAATCCAAACTTCTTCGCCCGCAGTCATCACCAGCCCCGTTCGTTCTAAAACGCCGCGTGGTGGGATTTTGGCGTGAAATTCAATCGCACACGACCAGTCTTGAGTTCCCAGATAGAGATAAGCGTAGCGGTCTACATCGCCACGATTCACCACGGAGATATTGATTGTGGCTGATTTGCCGGAAGGCACGGTATAAAACCATGTGTCACCCCCGCCTACGACATGCTTTTTAATTGCGATGGCCGTCATGGTGTTCTCCTAAAGCTGGTTGAAGAAATAACGCGCAGCGCGTTTTGGTGCAAGCGCGGCCTGCAAGCCGGTGATTTTGGAGATGGGGAGCGCGGGAATGCTGTTGACGTCCCAGACGCCATTTTTCAACTGCGCGTGAGAATTCCCGGTATAGAGCCGAAGGGTGGTGCCTGAATCCAGCATTTGGAGGCCCCCTTTGAACACGCCGCCTGTTGCCGCCGTCACCAGCCAGGTGGCCTGTCCCCCCGTTCCCAATTCAACTCGGATGCACTGTGCGGGGGCCTGCCCCCAGCCCACGTGCGAACCTTTGAAATGGTGGAGGCCGGTGTAAACCCGGCCTGCATTGGTGGCCGTGCTGGACAGCGCGTCGTCCAGTCCTTCGATATCGCCCGGCACCAATGTCACGTTGCCGTCCTTTCCCGCAACGGACAGCACGGCCCCGGCACTGTCCACGATGTCCTGCGCCTGGCTGGCGTAGCCTTGGGCGGCATCACGCGCGGTTTCTGCGCCGCTCTGCGCGCTGGCAGCGGATGAGGCCGAGGCGGACGCGGCGCTGGCCGAAGTCGTCGCACTGCTTGCAGAGGAGGCGGCGCTGCTGGCCGATGCCTGCGCGGCGGTTTGAGATGCAGCGGCGTTGTCTGCGGCGGTGGTCGCAGTATTGGCGGCGGTCTCCGCCGTGGTGGCGGATGTGGCCGCTGCGCTCTGGGCGGACAGCGCCGTACTGGCAGAACCCGCCGCATCGGTGGCGCTGTTGCTGGCGGCGGTGGCGGACAGGGCGGCTTGGGTCTGGCTGCTGGATGCTGCGGTGGCCGAGGCGGCGGCGTTGTTCGCCTGTGTCTGGGCAAATGTTGCCGCCGACATGGCGGTCGCCGCGTTGTTGCCGGTGGCGTCTGCTGCGGCCACCGCCGTCGTACTGGCCGCCTGCGCCAGGGCGTTGCTGGCTGCCGCTTCGCTGGCCGAGGTGGCGGCGGCGGTGGCGCTTGTGTCGGCGGCGGTTTGCGAGGCGTTGGCGGCGTCAGCAGCATCGCTGGCGGCGATGGCTGCATCCTGCGCCGTACTGGCCGATGCCTGCGCGGCATTGGCAAGCCCCGTCACCGTGGAACTGATGTC